GATGAAAACAATGTCGGATTTGATTTTCATCTGTACCACAAATTAACACTATTTTTGGACCTTTCTCCTTTTCATCCTCTAAATTTTCAAAACATATAGGACACTCATTATCATTAAAACACGTCTCTGACGACATATATATATATTATATATATATATATATATATATAATAATTTTATTTTTATTTATATTATATATTATATATATTATATATATTATATTATTTATTTTCCTTCAGTGATTGCCGTTGGTTCGATTGTTTTAATTAGAACATAGTTTTCTTTAATTCTACAACATATTAAACTAGTAAAAAAGCCAAATGAAAATAAAATTAATAAAAAATTAAAATTAATATTGTTTACAATATCATTATACATTTCTTTTGTTAGTAGTATAAACTCTTTACGATCATAAGTATAAATGTCATAACTATAGCTATCATTTTCATCATAAGTATAACTTTTATAGTCTGCTAAAATATAGAGATCAGTCGTATCCATTTATTTATAGTCGTATTATTTTTTTAAATAAATTTTATAATTGTTATAATTGTTATAATTATTATAATAAGTTATTCGAAAAATCAAAATAACTTTCTAAATCATTTGTAATAATATAGGCTAAATGTTGGCTCATAAATGAAGAATTATTGTTCTCAGTAGTTTCATTTTCACCATTCTCAGTAGTTTCATTTTCAATAGTCTCATTCTCGGTCTCAGTATCAGTATCCGCATTCTCATTCTCATTCTCATTCTCATTTTCTCTTGTTTCTCTTCTATGAATAATAGTTCTTCTACATAACGGACATTCACCGCGACGTGTGAACCACTTCATAATAGACGTTGGTTCAAAGATATGCTTACATGTATTTATAACTAATACAATATCATTGTTTGAAAAATCTTTTTGTGAGATTGGACAGGCTTCATTGATTGGATTTTCTATTTCACTATAAATACAATAAGTGGTCGCTTGTAACAAATCATTTATAGTAGGAACTGGTGCATTTTCTCTGCGCCGATTGAATGATGTAACTACTAAATTTGTAGGAGAATTAACAACATCATAATTTGAATTTAATATATTTAAAAATATGTGCGATAAAAAAGAATCAACATTTGTACTTACTGGAGTCGGTTCACGCATACTTGGTATTGGCTCTGGATTTGGAGACACTGGATTCGGAGACACTGGATTCGGAGACACTGGATTCGGAGACACTGGATTCTGTCCTGAAATATAATAATGAATAATTGAATTATAAATGATATTTTGAGCATGTATAACATCAATCGTATTGCTTAAAATACGATTGTTCGTATTCACATAATTTAAATAATTATTTAAAATAGTATTAAACGGCTGATCGTAGGATTGATTTGGAATCATTTTATAATATATATATTAATAGTTATAAAATATGTTTAAATATAAGTAAATAGTTAATTAATAATGAAGTTTATAAACTATAAAAATTTGGGATTAACGGGATTAGCAAATATTGGAAATACTTGTTATTTAAATTCTTGTATGCAATTATTGTCGCATACATATGAATTAAATGAATTGTTAGACAAACACAACTTAGAACTGAATAACTGCGTTGAGTCAAACGTATATAATGAATGGAATCAATTAAGAAAAATGATGTGGAGCGAGAATTGCTCGATTGCCCCGTATAGGTTTGTTAAAACCATTCAAGAAGTTTCGCGTTTGAAAAATAATATCTTTACAGAATTTTCTCAAAATGATGTCTTTGAATTTTTATTATTTATAATTGATTGTTTACACGAAAGTATAAAACGAAAAGTTAAAATGAACATTCACGGCACTATAAAAAATAATAAAGATGTGTTAGCAAACAAATGTTATACAATGATTAAAAATGTGTACAACAATGAATATTCAGAAATAATCACTCTTTTTTATGGAATAAGCGTAACCCATATTAATGAATTTTCAACGAAAAAAAATATTACAATTGTCGCAGAACCATTTTCTATTTTATCTCTCTGTATACCAAATTTAAATCGTTGTTCTTTAGCGGATTGTTTTGATTTATATACAAAACAAGAAGACTTAATCGATGAAAATCAAATTTATAGTGAAGAAAAAGGAACAAAAGTAAATGCTATAAAAAATATTACCTTTTGGAGTTTACCAAATGTCTTAATCATCGAGTTAAAACGCTACACAAATAGAAATACAAAACTCAAAACACAGATCGATGTTCCGCTAACCAACTTAGATTTATCAAGCTATATTTCTGGGTATTCGCCTGAAAGCTATGTTTATGATTTATTTGGCACAGGAAATCATTTTGGCAGCACTTATGGAGGGCATTATACTTCCAATATTAAAAATCCTAATGGTAAATGGTATTGTTTTAATGATAATACTATTACGGAACTCTCCGAAGATAAAATAATAAATGCTAACACATATTCTCTTTTTTATAGAAAAAAATAAAAATTAATTATATAAATGAATGATACGAATAATAAACCCCCAAAAAGTAATAAACAAATAGAACAAATAGAACAAATAAAACCAAAACTTTATAATTTTATGATTATAATTATCGTAATCTTTTTTATCATACTCTTTTTATTATTATTTAATTATTTAGGAAAATCAAATAGTCAATCCATTCAAACAAGTCCAATGAATCAATTGGGTTCAAGTATCGCAACTCCAGTTGTGAATAGCGTCATCAATACTACACAATCTGCCGCAAATCAATTGATGGAGTATCAGTATCCAAAACCAAACAAACCAAGTATTTTAGGAATAATATTGAATTTACTCTATTTCATATTGTTTGTAATACTAATTCTATTATTCATAAAATATGCTTTTAATATTGATGTTTTAAAAGCCTTTAAAAAAAAACAAGATCCTCCAAAAGTAAGCTCCGAGAAAGCTAATAAACCCAATAAAGCCAAGAATGCAGAGGAAGATGAGGATGAGGATGAGGATGCCTCAAATCCTAACTCTATTAAGACAACCATTAAAAATTTTTCGCCAAAGCTACCATTTAAAGAAGTTTATCATATTCCAGGGAATAACTATTCTTATGAGGAAGCCAAATCGGTATGTAAGGCCTATGATGGAGAACTTGCGAACATAAAACAAATGGAGGACGTTTATAAAAAAGGCGGCGAATGGTGTAGTTATGGTTGGTCTGACAATCAATTGGCATTGTTCCCAACACAACACGAACATTGGAACAAATTACAAACAATAAAAGGCCATGAGCATGATTGCGGCCGTCCAGGTATTAATGGAGGCTATATCGATAACCCAAATGTCCGATTTGGAGTAAATTGTTATGGATTTAAGCCTAAAATGAAACCAGTTGAAAATAAATTAATGGAAAGTGCTTCTGAATACCCTATCACAGACCAACAAGTTGAATTTAATAAACAAGTAGACCATTGGAAAAAGAATTTGAATACAATTATAGTAGCACCTTTTAATGCTAAAAAGTGGAGCGGAACTGAGTTATAATTTTTTCTCTTTTTTTGGCATTTTTTTGACTTTTAGGTGATTTTTGACGTTTAGGTGATTTTTGTGGGGTTAATGGGATTCGTTTCTTTTTTGTAAAACGTTTTGGTAGTTTAAATTTTGCCAACTCAAAAAGAGCATCATAGATACTTTCTTCAATACACTCTTTTTCTTCTAATGCTTCATTGTGATCGTTTTTAATGGTCGGAATGGTAGGCATCATGTTTTTTTTAATGAATCCAAAAGGAACGAATAAACCATCAAACAATCGATTTGTAACTTCGGGGTATTTTTCAGCAATCAAAGCATCATTTAAATTGAGATTCATTTTATAGCACTATATATATAAGTATATATATTACTATAGAATAGTAATATTAGTAAAATTACGAATGATACTAATAGTACAAATGTTTTCTAACTACATATCCCAAAACGTTTTAGTTCAAGACTTGTCGTAATTTCTCGTTTCTCTTTTAAAAAAATCATAATGGTTTCAACCAGTTCTTCATTGTTTTCTTGGTCTTGAAAAAACTCACACAAGGATTCACAAATAAACTTAAAGGATAAATTCGCATAAACTTTATTCTCAACAAGTCTTAATTTTCCATCTCCTATTTTAATAGTCGCGTTTTCTAACTTGTTCTCATTCATGTATTCTAAAATATTCTCATTATAGTGTTCCTTTTCTATTTTTAATTGTTTAATAAGTAATTGCTTTTCTTTAATCGCATTGTCTATTTGTATCCATTTTCTTATATTGTCTTCAAACGACATTTACTATATAGTTTATATTTAAATTATATTTAAAACGATTGAACGTATATTAGCGTGAATGTTTTGTTCGTTTTGTTCGTTTTGTTCGTCTTTTTTTATCTCGTTTTAATTTTAACTTTCTATAAGTCATGTGGCGACCAGCTTTAGGATAATTGAAATCTATTTTATTACTATAATTATATTTAATAGCCGTTCGTAGGGCAGAAATCCAAGCAATTTGACTCTCTTTTGCCTTGGTAAGAGCTTTCTCTAGGTCATTATAGATGGTTGTGTCTTTTGGTGACTCTTTTTTGAGTTGTTCTATCAATTGTATTAAAAGAGAGATGTCTTTATTTATTTCACAAGAAATTCCTTGTATTTTATCAATCTCTTCATTTGATAGAATTTCTTTTTTTTTAAGCCTGTCTAAAAAAAAACCATAATTTTTTTGATTTTCTAAAATACGTTCGCGTGTGACATTGATTGTGGTTGCAACAGAGGGATTAATATTGTTCAATGCTGACCTAGCGGACATTGCTGACCTAGCAGACATTGCTGATCTAGCAGACATTGCGGCCATAGCTGACCTAGCGGAGGTTGCTAATGGCATTATATTTAAAGTAGGCACTCGATTCATTTATATAGATATATATTTTATATTATAATCTGCGATTCATTTATTATCTGCGATTTATTTATTATCTGCGATTTATTCGACGTGTATAGATTCCGCGCGCTCCGCGTCTAGACCAATTCTTATGTTTTGTAGTTCCCCAAGGAGTTGTTCCTGGCCATCGTAAATATTTGCGGGGTTTTCGTCGATTAAAAAATCCTTTGCCGGGAGATAACATAGTTGCTAAGGTTAACCCAACTGGAACTAGTTCTACAGAGAGTCCTCCTGTTTGCATTTGTTTACCTCGTTTCCTTGATTTGCCTCGTTTCCTTGTGCTAGACTTAGAAAACATTTTATATTATAGTAATAAAATAATTAAAAAATAAACAATTATAAATAATTAAAACGTTTGGCTTACATGGGTTAGTTTGTTCGATACTAGTAAAAAAAAGATTCCTAAATGTAACAAAAAACTAATAAATACAAAGACTAAGGATAAGTAAATATAGGGATTTAATTCTTTTAATAAACTACTGATGATTGGTTCTATAATAGGGTTAATAATTGTTTTAACATTTTCATCTTTTTTTAATAGTATTATACATTCTTCAATAAATTTATTTTTCATTTATATAAATACTTTTATTTATTTTTAAATTATAACGCTTAGAATGTATTTTTTATCTCTGAACTACAAATCATTCCGATTTGGAGTTGAATTGTTAATTAGGCGAAAAAAATAATACTTGTTAATTATAGAATGTCGTCAAAAAGTCAAAACTCCTTTATACATTATTTTTTTCAAGA